GGCATGGCAGTACAAACCGAACCGCTGAGCTTGCGATGGTCGCAAGGGCAAGTTTTTCAGAGCGACAAACGATTCCGCGTGCTGGTAGCGGGCCGACGTTTTGGCAAGTCATACCTGGCCTGTATTGAGCTGCTTCGTGGAGCGATCAACCGTCCTGGCGAGACGTTTTTTTATTGCGCTCCGACGTATCGGATGGCGAAGGACATTGCTTGGCGTGCGTTGAAGAAGCTGGTGCCAAAGGTTTGGATCAAAAGCAAGAACGAAACCGACCTGAAGATCGAATTAGTCAACGGATCGTTGATTGAGCTGAAGGGAACCGAGAACGCAATGGCGTTGCGGGGTCGCAGTTTGTCCGGTGTGGTGCTGGACGAAGCGGCGTTTATGGATTCGGAGGTCTGGTTTGAGGTAATTCGACCTGCTTTGGCGGATAAACAGGGCTGGGCGCTCTTTATTTCAACCCCGGACGGCACAGCGAGCTGGTTTTACGACCTGTGGTGTTACGTGCCAGAGGATGAGACCAATGATTGGCAGCGGTGGAGCTATACGACGATCGAGGGGGGCAATGTTGCAAAAGAGGAGGTTGAAGCAGCCCGTGCGCAGCTAGATGCAAGGACATTTAGGCAGGAATTCGAGGCGAGCTTCGAAAACCTGAGTGGTTTGGTGGCGGTCAGCTTTGGAGACGCAAATATCAGTACGGAAGCTGTCGATATCAGCGTTTTGCCGCTGCTACTGGGGGTGGACTTCAACGTTGATCCGATGTCAGGCATCTGTGCGGTCAAAAAAGACGACACGCTTTACGTGTTTGACGAGATCATGCTGCGTGGTGGAGCGACCACCTGGGATTTTGCGGATGAGGTGACTAGGCGGTATGGCGTTGATCGGCGTGTGATCGCTTGTCCTGACCCGACTGGCGGCGCTCGCAAGACGAGTGGCGTTGGCATGACGGACCACTCAATTTTGCGCAGAACAGGTTTCACTGTGCAAACCCCACGCGCACCATGGAAAGTGCGAGATAAGATTACAGCAGTTAATACAGCGCTGCTTGATGCTACTGGTGCGCGACGGACACTGATCCACCCGCGTTGCAAAGAGCTGATCAAGGCATTGCGTACGTTAACTTACGCTCAAGGGACTGGCCTCCCGAACAAAAACCTAGGCGTGGACCACGCTTTCGACGCCTTTGGTTATCTTGTTCTACAGCAATTTAACCTTGCAAAGCCAGAAACTCTGGGGCAAACGTCATATCGACTCTACTAAAGTTCAATGGTTGCCCAGTCGTTGCGGTACTCTCTTTGTGCCTGCCCAAAGTGTTTTAGCGGTGAAATTAGGGTGTTTGGCACCTACTACACTGAAGAAGGCCAAATCGTCAGGCAGCGTAAATGCCTGGACTGCAAGCACAAGTGGAACACGATCCAGGAGCTAGAGCAGGTTTTGCCGCCAACGGTGAAGGTTTTGACCCCTAGCTGGCGCAACGAAGAGGGGAAAATGAAAATTGTTGAGCTGGTTGACCTCGCTAAATCCGCCTAGACTTCATGTAGTACCCGCTCGGTCGTCATGCCTGCCCATTACGGCGACGAAAAAAAGAAAAAAAAGAAAAAGCCCGGTCTCTACGCCAATATCAACGCCAAGCGCAAGCGCATTGCTGCTGGTAGCGGCGAAAAAATGCGTAAACCGGGCTCGAAGGGCGCTCCAACCGCAAAAGCATTCAAACAAGCTGCCAAAACAGCTAAAAAACGGAGGAAATGACCATGGCCAACGTTGGAACTGCCGCGATTGACCGTTTTACAAACACGGTTGAGCACACCGGCAACGCAATGAGTGCCGTAGATGACTGGTTTCAAATTGACGCTCACTGCAGCCAATACAGTTTCGCTGCAGCTGTGACCAGCTCCGCCAACTTCACCCTCGCCTTGGAGGCTAATTTCAACGGCAACGGTACCTGGTTCACGATTGACACCAGTAAAACCATCAATGCTGCTGGACAATACGTCTACTTCTACGCTGGAAGGGCGGCTACAAAGATCCGAATGCGCATCGACTCCATATCTTCTGGGACGGCGACACTAATTCCACATATTGTTGCTGGGTACCATGGCTGATGAGGATCCTCGTAACGAAGAGGATTACGACACCTGGGAGTACGGCACTGAGCCAATCCCAGGTGATCACACTTGGACTAAGCCTGAAAATGGCGTGTTGCTACGCAACTAAAGAGTTAGACTTCGGGGTATAGACCCTTCCTACGTCTAGTCATGGCCATTCTTCGCGGCGAAGAAGGTGCTGTCCAGTTTGACGCTGCGGGCTCTGCCAACGCAACCATCGTTGGTACTCGTAGCTGGACGCTGAACATCACCAAAGACACGCTGGATGTCACCGATCACGGCGACACCTTCCGTTCTTTTGTTGGCAGCCTGGTGTCCGGTTCCGGCACTGTTGAGCTGGTTTACGACCCTGATGCAACCGGTCAAGCCTCGTTCATCGAAGACATCGTCACTACTGGCGATACTGCAGACGCCACCTTCGAGCTGTTCACTACCGGCACCACCTCTGGCACCGATTCGGTCAGCTTCGCAGGCATCATTACCAGCATGGATATTGCATCCACTGTTGGCGATCTTGTCGTTGCTACCTGCAATTTCGTCACCAGCGGTGCCATCACCAGCAACCTTGAATAAGGGTTAGCTCGATGGCGATCGTTAGTGGTGGCCACACGTTTGAGGGCTACGACAAGCCAATCCGCACCCCAAATCACCCCAGCGGTAAATCACACGCTGTTGTGGTCAAGGTTAATGGCAAACCTAAACTGATTCGTTTTGGTCAGCAAGGGGCTCAAACCAAGCCGCCACGAAAAGGCGAATCTGAAGCCGACAAAGCAAAGCGTGCTGCTTTCAAAGCGCGGCACGCTAAAAACATCGCAAAAGGCAAGACCAGTGCTGCCTACTGGGCTAACAAAGTGAAGTGGTGAAATGACCTACTCAGTCCCTGGCCTGGTCCGCACTCATCTCGTCAGCTCTTCCTACATGGGAAGTGTTGACAGCCCGTTCGTGCGAACGCGAGCGGTAATCGACCAGATGAAGGGCTGGGAGATTATGAAAGCGGTCAGTCTGGGGACAGAGTATTTACGCGAAAACAGCGAAGCCTTTCTCCCCCTTGAGCCCCGCGAGGACTACTCCGCGTACCTGGCACGTGTAAACCGTGCGGTGTTTTCACCCTATACGCAGCGCCTGATCCGCGCTGCTGCAGGTTTGATTCTGCGTAAACCCGTCAGTTTGGTTGGTGATCCGTATTGGACGGATGTATTTGCCAAGGACGTTGACGGCTGTGGATCTGATTTAGACGAATACGCTCGTCGTTCACTGATCTGTGCTCTTACCTACGGCCACTGTCACACACTCGTTGATTTCCCGTCTCCCTCGGATGCCAGAAGTCTTGCAGAAGAGCGTGCTCTTAATCGTCGGCCCTATTGGATTGAAATTGATCCAACCAACGTCTATGGCTGGCGACTTGACCGCGAATCAAACTACGGACGACTGATCCAAGTTCGCATTGGCGAAAAAGCTGTTGTTGCTGATGGCGACTTTGGAGAGAAGGTTTATGACCAAATTCGCGTTATTGAGCCTGGTCGTTACCGGATTTATCGTCAGAATCAGCAAAAACAGGAGATGCAGGGAGGGTTTCCATACCCAACTGCGTTCGACCAGACAGACGCTAAAGCGGATTATGAGCTTATCGAGGAAGGTCCGTACAGCTTGGACGAAATCCCGCTAGTCACGACCTACGCCAACAAAACCGACACGATGACCAGCAAGCCACCGCTGCTGGATATTGCGTACCTCAACTTGGCTCACTTCCAACGCCAAGCTGATTTGATTCACAGCCTCCACATCGCTTCACAGCCTGTTTTGGTGCTTGAAGGCTGGGACGACCAGACCAAAGACATGGTCATTAGCGTGAACTACGCAATGGCGATGCAACCTGGCAATAAGGCGTATTACGTCGAGCCTGCATCTAGTGCGTTTGAAGCGCAAAGCAACGAAATCCAAGAACTGCAGCAGCAGATGGCGACTTTAGGTATCAGCACTTTGAGCCAACAGAAGTTTGTTGCTGAGTCCGCTGACGCTCGCCGTCTGGATCGTGTAGACACTAACTCGATGCTGTCGATGGTGTCGCTTGACCTTGAGCAAAGCTTGCAAAAGTCATTTGACCTCGCAGCTAACTATCTCGGCATTGAAGCGCCTGAAGTCAGCATCAGCCGTGACTTTGACCTCCATCGCTTGATTGGTCAGGATGTGACTGCTCTGGCTACCCTCTTCAACGAAAACATCATTGATCGGGAGGAGTTCCGTCAGATGCTGGTCAACGGCGAAATCCTGCCAACTTCAACTGAATCGCAAGACTTGGAACAACAGGTACAGTGATCCTGAACTAAGACGTTCTCGTCATGAGTCAATCACTGGACAAGGTTTTACAGCCTGATGGCACTTACAAGTGGCAGATGGTTGAAATCAGCGAAGCACACGGAATTGTACCTGTTGGCGCTGATGGCAAGCCTATTATTCCCGAACCTGCCCCTAAGCGCACCAAAAAAACAAAACCTCAAGTCGAAGAGACTAATGTAGAGGCGCAAATCGAACCGGCATCTGAATCCTGATTATGGAAGAACAGGTCATCCAGGAAACGCCCGTGGCGGCTCCTGACCAGTCCGTGGCTGGCACTGTTGACATCAACGTTCCACCTGCTGACGACTCAGCCAGCATTCGCGCTGAGTATGAGGCTGAAATTGCAGCTCTCAAAAAGAAAGCCGCTGAAGCCGAAAACGACTTCAAGGGCATCAAAGCCAAACTTCAAGAGGTCTACAAGACGCAAGATGAAAATCGCGTCAAAAACCTTGAAAAACAAGGTCAGTACAAACCTCTTTGGGAGGAGGCAAACAAAACCGCTCAGGAGCGACAGCAGCAGATTATGGACCTGGAGCGACAGTTGCAGGACCTAAAGGTT